GGGCAAAGCGGCTCAGGGGCGAGGATTGGGAGGAAGCTCCGAGTAGCCCGCTGCAAAGGCTGATTAATCGCCCCAACCCGAACCAGTCCATGTATGAGCTGATTTATGAGGCTAGCCAATCGCTCGACCTGTCCGGCAACGCCTACATCACCAAGATCCGCAACGCCAGCGGCCAGGTGGTTTCGATGTGGCTTCTCCCCGCTGAATACATGCGAATCAAGCCGGGGCGCAGTGAGTTGGTCGAGTATTTCGAGTACGACGAAGCGGGCACTAAGCAGCGCATCCAGCCGGAAGACATGATCCACCTCAAGATGCCCAATCCTAATAGCCGGTGGTTTGGTCAGCCTGTACTGATGGCCGCCGGTCGAGCCACGGACGTGGATAGAGAGTCTGGGATCTGGCAAAAAACCAGCCTACAGAATCGCGGGGTTTTGGATATTCACGTTGAGGTACCGGAGGGTACGACGTCAGATCAGATTGATGACGCCAAGCGCCAATACCGAGAGAAGCACGGCGGGCCAGACAATGCGCGCGAACCCATGTTTTCCAGTGGCAAGATCACACAACTGGGGCAGACGGCTGTTGAAATGGACTTTGTGGCGAGCCGCCGTGCCGTTTGGACAGAGATCGCTGCGGTCTTTGGCGTTCCCCTGGCGGCGCTTGGATTTACTGAGGATGTGAATCTTGCCAACGCGGAAAGCATGAATAAACAGCTTTGGCAAAATACGATCATCCCCCAGCTTGAGCTGGTGGAGCGTCAGATTAACCATCAGCTCGTTGCGGAGTTTGGCCGGGATTTTTACCTGTCTTACGATCTGTCGAACGTAACCGCGCTCCAGGAGGACATGTCAGACAAGCTGGATAATGCTGAGAAGCTGTATCGTATGGGCGTGCCGTTTAATGAGATCAACCAGCGCCTTGAGCTTGGCTTTAACGACATAGAGGGCGGCGATATTGGATACATCCCATCCGGTCTGATTCCGGCCAGCTTCGACCAGGAAGCCGAGCCGCCCCAAGGCGACCCCGCGCAGGATGGAGGCGAAGCGTTTGGCGACTCTGACGGGTAACAGCCGACGGCGCGAGCAGCGCTTGCAAGAGCAGATGATTAACCGCCAAAGCCAAAAGTTTGAGCGGCGTCTGTCTCGGGAAATATCCAGCGCCATGAGGAAGGCAGCCGACAACCTGGAAAGCGGCAACGCCGCCCCTGTTGATGCTATCGAGGAAGATCACAGAGACCGCATAACCACCATCCTCGAAACACTTTGGCGCGAATCGGGTCAAACCATGGCCGAGCATATTCTTGGCGTCGAGCGCTCATGGTCCGGCAAAATCGAGCGAAAGAATTTTGACGTTAGGCCAGAGGATATTGTCGACGGGCTGCTGGCGGACTGGATTCAGTCGGAGGGTGGAAGCAAGATCCGCCGTATCAGCCGAACAACGCTGTCAGACGTTCGCGGCATCATCGACCGGGGCACGCGGGACGGACAGACAATAGACGATATTGCGAAGTCTATCCGCTCAGTGGCACCACAGAAGTCATCCAACCGCGCAAAAACGATAGCGCGCACCGAAACCCACAGCGCCAACAACTTCGCAGCCCAGAAGTCAGCAGAGGCCACAGGGCTCAACATGGTGCGCGTTTGGGTATCAGCGCAAGGCGAGCGAACGCGATCTATTGCCGATGGCGCGGAGTTCGATCATATAGCGGCAGACGGTCAGCAGCGCGGGATGAGTGAGCCGTTTGTTATTGAGGGCATAAGCGGGTCAGAAAAGCTCATGTATCCGGGCGATCCGGCAGGTAGTGCGGCCAATATCATACACTGCCGGTGCGCCGTAGTGTTTGAAATGGAGTAGTTTGCAACCGTTATAGCCTTTTGTGGTATACTCAAGGCAATCTTATAACCATCGGTAGGTGTAACCAATGGAGCACAAGGCGATCCAATTCAAGGCCGATGACGTTGATCCNGATAAGCGCGTCATTTCCGGCTACGCCTCAACATACGACCTTGATCAAGGGGGCGACATTATTGTCCGAGGTGCATTCCAGAAGACTCTGGAAACTGGCGCATCGCGCGTCAAAGTGCTTTGGCAGCATGACAGCAAGATGCCCATCGGTCGCCCCAATCGGATGACCGAAGATGAAAACGGGCTTTACGTTGAGTCGTACATCGCCAAAACACGCCAAGGCGATGAGGCTCTGGAGCTTGCCCGTGAGGGCATCATCGACAGTATGTCCATTGGCTACATGGTGAACGATTCCGAGTACAAGGATGACGGCATCCGGCTTATCAAAGAGCTTACCCTGATGGAGTACAGCCTTGTAACGTGGCCTATGAATGAATCCGCCGTCATTACCGGGGTTAAGTCATTGGAACCCAAAGAAATCGAGAGAGTCCTGCGAGAGGCAGGGCTTTCACGCAGTCAAGCGAAGGCCGTAGCCTGCGCTGGCGTTAAAAGTCTGCGCGAGGCAGACCAAGAAAGGGCCGATGAAGCCGAACACCTGAAACAACTGTCAGCCTCGCTGACGAACGCCATCAACGAATTGAGAGGTCATTAACATGACTACCGAGATTAAAGAACTGGTTGACCAGTTCAACGCCGTGAACACCGAACTGAAAAACCTGCGCGAGAAGCACGACGAAGAAGTGAAAACCGCACAGGAAGGCAGCCAGGAAGCGAAACAGAAGGCCGAGGAGCTTGAAGCCCAACTCAAGGAAATGGGAGAAAAGCACGAACAGGCCATGAACGACCTGACCGCTCACCTGAAGCGCCCCGGAAGCATGGGCGAATCCGAGCAGCCCAAGTCAATCGGTCAGGCTTTCGTGGAAGAAGCCAAGGATATGATCGGCTCTGATGCGCTGCTTGGCAAAACCGTCCAGGTTAAGGACATTTCTGGCACTACCGGATCTGGCGGCGCGCTGGTTCGCCCGGATCGTGACCCGACGGTGTACCGCTCCATTGGCGGTATGCGCCAGATGCGGATCGCCGACCTGGTACCGTCTATCCCGACCAGCTCAAACGCGGTTGAGATCATGCGTCTGGCTGACGCTGGCGATCCCGCCGAACCCCAGGGCGCTGAACAAACGGGCGCCGGTGGTGGCGAACTCCAGACCAAGAAGAAGGTTGACCTTGAGTGGGAGCTGGTCACGGTCAAGATCCCGACCATCGCAGCGCACACCCGCGCGTCGCGCCAAGTGCTTTCTGACGCGCCGATGCTGCAAAGCATGGTCGACGGGGAGCTTACATACAAGCTGCAACTCGAAAGCGATGACCAGCTGCTGAACGGTGACGGAACCGGCCAGAACCTGACGGGCATCCTTCAGGACGACAGCATCAACGATGTGGGCGAGCTGGAGTCAGGCACCGACCCGGATGATGTGCCCGGCGCGATGATTGACCACATTCGTGCGGCGATCACTGAGTGCCAGAAGTCTGAGTATTACAACATCAACGGGCTGGTTCTTAACCCCGCTGATTGGCAGACTCTGGAAACCGCCAAGGCCACAGACGGCCATTATCTACTGGTTGCGTTTGCCGCTACCTCTGCGGAAACTCCGACCGTTTGGCGTGTTCCGGTCATCGTGACTAACGCGATTGCGGAAGAAACCTTCCTGCTGGGCGACTGGCAGCTTGGCGCACAGCGCTACGTGCGCGAAGGGGTGAGCATCCGCACATCCGAGCATCACGATGTGAACTTTACCCAAAACGCCATTCAGATCCTGGCGGAAGAGCGTTACGGTCTCGGCATCAGTCGTCCAAAGGCGTTCTGTAAGGGTGCGTTCACCGTAGCCGAGTAAACCTTCCCACGGGCCAAGGATGGCCCACCCCTCGTATGAGGTGAGTCAATGAAACAACCCTATAAGTTTAAGCGCGACACTGGCCGTTACACAAAAGGCGAGGTCGTGGACTTTGTGCCGACCAATATCAAAACCCGTCAGCGCCTTGAGCGCGGCATTATCGAGGCCGTTCAGCCCGCCAAAAAGCGGGAGAAGAAGGTTGTCGAGCCTGACGAGGTAAAAGACAATGACAGCCAAAACGAATGACGCACTGAGTCCGCCTGTAACCGAACAGGAGCTGGCGGATTTTGCGGCCTTGCCAACTGGCGATGATCCGGCCGTTAGTGGCGTTCTAATTGCGGCCACCAGCATGGTGGTTCGATTCCTAGAGCGCGATCTGGTCGCGCGCGACTGGGTGCTGACGCTTTGGGATTGGCCTTACGTGGGGACGCGCTCATTCCCGGAAGTGTCCCGGCGCAACTCTTATTTGAGTCGCGAAATTGCGCTGCCTTTCGCCAACCTTTTGAGCGTTGACACTGTAGAACTTTACGGACAGCAAGTGACCAACTTCATCAAGCGCGATGACAGTATCATCCTGCCGGAAGGCGCTCAGTTTGACCGATACAAAGACAACGCCGATCCGGCCATTAAGGTTAGTTACCGGGCCGGTTACGGCGAAACTGCCGAAGACGTACCCGAGGCTG